ACTGGTTTAAGAATTCCATTAGCGTCAACTTCGTATGTTTGGACTGATTTTAAGCTCATTATGGAAAGTCCTGTATCACTAGTCTTTTCCAAGTATACAAGTTGTTAGATTGATCTACTTCTGTGCATATGTAAATATGTGGAGAGGAAAATATCATCTGACCTGTTACACCAACTGGAGAACTGACTGGAGTCGAAGCAGTTGGTTTATTAACTGAGGGATTTTTTCCTAACACTAGCCCATTTGTGAAACTCTTTAAATCTGCTATGCTTTGATCACCAGTAATTCTAACATACCTAGCATCTAATTGACCGCTATTCGTTAGCTGTGAAGTAAAAACTTGTAAACCATTAAATGTTCGCATCTACCAAATTACACATATATGTAAAAAAACGATAATTTAATTACCATTCAGAAAGAGCAGTTCTACGCCATTTTGATCCATCGTGAGAGTAAAAATATTTACCATCTGTAGCAATTTGAGCACTACTTCCAGCGCTGTTTGGAGTTGCTGGAGCAGATACGTAAGAAACATTGCCACCACCAGCACCACCAGCCAATGTAATCGTAGCTATTGCGTTTGCAACTGAAGTAGAAACTCCTGCGCCAACAAAATTTAAGGTTTTAGCTTGGCCAAGGTTTGAACCTCCAGCTTGTATACTTACCCCAGTGATCCTTGTGGCAACAATTTGACTTCCTGTTAAGAATAAATTAGAAGCAGTTGCGTATGTATTGTTCGCCCAACCGCTGTAATTTGTATTATAAGTTGCTAGTGCACTTCCAGTAGAAGATAAATTAGAAACAGTTGCGTATGTATTTTTAGCCCAACCACTGTAATCAGTATTATACGTTGCTAATGCGCTTCCTGTTAAGAATATATTGTCTCCAGTTCCCATTTGAACTTTTGTCCAATTGTCTCCGTTGTATCTATAGAGATAATCTTTATCATATGAAATTTGACCGCTAATTCCAGGTGATCTACTGCCATCCCGTACAATCTCAGCGTCTTGTAAAATTAATTTATTTTTAATATAAGTACCATTAACAAAATTAAGAGATAAAGTGTATGCTCCCTGAGAATTTTTAGTATTAGAGGAGAATGAATCACCAATTACTGCTGCTCCATTGTGAGTGATATTTACGCATTTTCCACCTAATATTAAACCATTATTTGCCGCAATCGTATTACATGACCCACCCAAAATTGATCCATAGTCTCCTCTGATGATATTATTGGAACCACCAAGAATTGATGAAAATAGACTTACATTTGCACATTCGCCATTTTGAACATTTGTGCCAACTACGCAATTAAATATTCCATTTAGAATAGTACTATATTTTGACCAAGAACATGTATCAGATGTTGTGGTCCCTATTTTATTATTATTTCCACCACCAATTAAATTTGATGAGCTCCAAACACCTTGAATTTCATTACATCCTCCATTTAAAATTGTACTATTATCCGCAGAACTTATCAAATTAGTACTTCCATTAAGTATTACTGCGGTACCTGCGTAAGATACCCTATTATTACTTCCATTACCGATGAAAATAGTACTTGAATTACTCGAAACGCAATTGGAGGATCCATTTCCAATAAAAGACGTATTAATTACAGGCCCTATTGTATTATCACTACCCCCCACAATTACATTTGAACCACCACAACCTCCGCAACAAATCTTATTTCTAATACCACCTAAGATACTAGAATAGACTTCATCTACTATGTTACAAACTCCTCCTGCGATCATTGAGACTTGGCCGTTAACATAGTTCGATTGTCCACCAACAACAACCGCTAAACGAGCTGAAGTAACATTACTTGTTCCACCGCCAATGAAAGAACATTTACTTGTATTTGTAATACAATTATAAGCTCCTCCGCCAATAAAAGAAAGATCTGAGCATGTTTGATTATATTCTCCCCCAACTACTGATGATCCAGAAGCAAGTACGTAATTAAACTGTCCACCAACTATTGAAAGATAATTACCACATCCACAATTGTTTTCTCCGCCAACAACAGTAGCATAATTTCCACATAAAACATTATATTTCCCACCGACCAATGTTTGTCCGCAGCAAATAGCAGTGAAATTCAAATTAGTTTCAACATATCCTTCTAATACTCCATCAGAGCGAACGCTTTTAAAAATTACTTCGTTATTTGAGATCATACAAATGGATACCTCCTAAAATTACCGTTATTATATAAATAAGTAACGTCTTGAGCAGATAAAGCTTTTCTTTTCCAAAAGCCCATATATCTAATATTTGAACTACTATAGCGTTCTGTTGAATTAACAGGAGTACCACCAAAAAAGCCATTTGAACTATATGAGCCATTTGGACTTGCTCCAATTCCCCAACCCTGGTAGCTTGGAGCGTTGAAGTAAGCGCTTAATTGAACACCTGCGTATGATGTTGATCTCTCTAGTGTGCCATTAATATATAGTTTTATTATTTTACTTATTGAATCATTTGTAACAACCACCTGTGTAAATGCTGAAGTACTAATTATCGAATCAGATGTAGCCCTTATCCAATTAAATGATTGATATGGACTATGTCTGCTCAAAGCGAATGTTAATAATCCCTGCGTGCCATTGTATGTATTTCCAGGAGTAAATTCAAAATGAAAGCCTAATCTACCAGCTAGACTACCCATTAAAAATCCATTATTGATTCTTTTCACTTCGAAGCTTATAGAAAAGTCTGTATTTGAAGCAGGTAGATCAACAAGATTTGATGTATAATTTAAGAGACATCCATTAGAGGATGGATTTGTAAAACCATTTTCTGCACTAAAAGATATTTGAGTAGAGGTAGGATTTTGGAAATTATAAGATCCAATTGTATCTAGTGCGTTAGATGTAAAGTTCCACCAATTTGATGGAATAGGAACAGGAGATTGAATAGGAGCATATTGAAGATCAGCTCCCCATGAAGCTAGTCTCGCTCTTACCCAAGTATTTGTATTTATACAATAATAAATATGATTATTATCAAAAGCTATATTACCTTTATTTCCAAAATCTCCTGTACTCTCTGGAACAGACACAATATTTAAATCTCTATTTAAACTTGGATCTAGGGTTAGTCTATATCCAGAAACTACAAATTGATTTGTACTATCATCAATAATTAATTGTTTACCTGGCGAAACATAGTATATTGAATTAATCGTTGCCATATTAAGATATTCCTTGACTAGATGATAAGCTAAGCCAACCAGTATAAGTATTATTAACTACACCAATTAGATTTATACCTTGAGGAGGATTAATTGATAAGACTTCATCTGACATATCAAATATTTGATTTGATGCATATCCACTAATGACTAGTCCTTGACTAGAACTTAAATTTTTTATAGAAATTACCCTCTTATCTATAACATTTGGCATATATCCAGTATAACTTCCTCCGTCATTTGAATAAAATATATTCAGAGTTTTTGTTATATTAAAATTTGTATTTTTAAAAAAACTATAATCTTGACTTAAGTTACCAAAATAAATATTTGCAGGTTGATCATTTCCGCTAATACGAACATATCTAAGGTCTAATTGACCAGAATTAGTCAGCTGTTGTGTGAAAACTTGTAAACCATTAAATGTGCGCATTAAATATAATTACACAAATATTTTAAAAAATAATAATTAAATTAAAATTCAGCTAAAGCTGTTCTTTTCCATTTTGAACCATTGTGTCTATAGTGGTAATCGCTATCGTATGCAATTTGACCACTAATTCCAAATGAAGTAGAGCGTGATGGTATATAATTATCGCCTTGGAAAATTATTTTATTTTTAATATAAGTACCGCTTATAAAATCTAAAGTTGAAGTATTTGGTCCAGATGATAATTTATTACGATTTTGAGAATCGGTTAGAATCATTGCTCCTTGGTGATTAATTGAAGCGTATGAACCCAGTATTGTTCCATAATGACCATCAGCACTAATTGAATTATTGGATCCTCCAGCTATAAAACTATTTGCTCCAGAAGTTTTATTGTAACATCCATTAATTATAGAAGCATTTTGATATAAATATCCTATCGGTGAGGCAATATTACAAATTCCACCAACAATAAAACTACCATTTGAAACAAAATTACTAGTTCCACCTAATGCAATATTGGCTCTGCCACCACATGTTTGATTACAGAACCCATAAACTAAATTAAAATCGCTAGGTGAACCAAATGCACCAAGACAATTATCTATTGAGTTACAAATTCCACCTAAAATAACAGAATAATCTGCAGAAAGTTTATTATTAAATCCACCTAATATTTCAGAATATGAACCATCTCCAGTAATTTTATTATTTTGCCCACCTAAAATAGTAGATGCATTAATTGGTCCATTATTCTCCGTATTAGTTGTGTCAACAATTGAATTTGCCCATCCACCTACGATAGTATTATAAAAAGCTTCGTTATTAGTTGATCCACATATATTATTAGATAATCCACCAACAATTAATGACCATCCATTTTTATTTCTTAAGATATTGCCATATCCACCACCAATAAAATTAAAATCTTGATTTAATCCGCCATCTTGACCGCTTATCATATTATTCATTCCACCTGCCACAGCTGAATTGCTTGATTTGCGTATTTGATTAATAGATCCACCACCTATTACTGCTGAACTACTTGATTCAAGTATTTTATTATCGGTTCCACCGCCAATAGTAGATCTGTCTGAGTTTCCACTTATAATATTACTACTTCCACCAGCTATAGTACCTGCATATGCAGAAACTTTATTAAAATAACCTTGAACAATACTAGAATAACCTCCATTTACAAAGTGTCCATAACCACCTAAAATTGATCCACCTGGTCCACCCCAACTAGCCAGGCCAACAGTTGAAGCAGATCCAAAATTTACACTTCCAGAAACTCCAACTAAAAAATTAGCTATCGAAGCTGGAATTTCTGTTTTCGTTCCATTGGAATTTTTTTGTATAAGATATAATGTATCTAAATCTGCCATAAATTACACTTTGCTCCAATTGGTTAAAATTGGTACAGCATACCAATTTCCTTCTGTTCCATTTCCGCTAGAACATATATAAAAATATTGATTGTCCCATGCGACTTGACCGCTATATCCTACACTATTTACTGCTAATGGAGGATTGTTAGAGCCAATTCTAACTCCTGCGTTAAGGTTTACTTCTGAAATATTTCCAGTAATTCTAGTATATCTAAGATCTAGTTGTCCACTATTAGTGAGCTGTTGTGTGAATATTTGTAAACCATTAAATGTGCGCATTTAATATGTTTACACTTTATTAAGTAGATTTACTATGATATAATATACTAGCCAAATATCCAGTTACTTGATGTTCTGCGGCTATTTCTTGTATTTGATCAATACTTTCTTGATTTTTATCAAAAGGTTTTTCTAAGTATTCTTCAATTTTAGAATTCCAATCTTGTGGATTCTCATTAGCCATGATAATTTCTGATATCTTTTCTGCGTCTTCTTTTTGTTGATTGCTTAATTTTTTAACACTAAACTTCTTTCTAATAGAAGACTTTACTTCTTCTTCAAGATTTTGAGCTGCTAATATATTTTCTTTTATTTTGGTTACAGAGAAATTAGCTTTAGAACCAATTGGTTTTACATTTTTTGTAGATTGAGGTATACCAGTCGAGCCTGATGGTCTTCCAGCTTGACCAGATGCACTTCCTCCAATAATTGGTTGGTAAAGACCTTGATCTCTTAGTGCTTTGAATTTGTTTTGAGATTCTATAGATTCTTCTTGAGTTGGTAATCTTCCAGTTTCAATTGCAGTAATTCCTTCTTCTGCGGTTAATACTCCTAATTCAACTAGTCTATTGTAGATTCTAGAATATTGAACATCATCTTTAATATCAATATCTTGAAAAACTGGTGTTGGAAAATTTTTAAAACCAATATCTTTGCTCATTCTTCTAATTTCTGGAATTAAAAATTCATTAATAAAGACTTCTCTTGCTTGCTTTAATCTTTGAACAAACACTTGAACTTTAATACTTGTATTTGCAAATTTTTCACTTCCTATGAGAATATTATTTAAACCAATTTGAATATCTCTGTCAACAACTTCGTATTTTTGTGGCCCAATAAGATTGCCGATATCTGGAATAACAAACTCAGCTTTAGTTGTATAATCGGCAATAAGAACTCTTCCAACGCTTTGATTTTCAAATAAGGATTGCATTGCTTGTAAATTCTTTTGATTCACGCCACCTTTTTCTGGATCAGTTCCCATTGTAACCAGAAGAACAGCTTGTTGCATGGTTCTTGTTACTGCCATATCCATCTTTTTCATTTCAAGTTTCCAATTGATATCATCAAGAACTGGAAATCCCATTGGAATAGAAAGAGGCTCGTAATCTTGCTTCTTGTAAAATACTGCTGCTAATTTAGCTTTATCTAGTGGCACAAGAATATAAGAATTATTTTTATTTTTTATTTTATCTTTAGTTTCTGGAGGAAGATTATCGTAAACCTCAATATCTTCATCTGTTTTTGGATCTCTTAATCTTTCTAATTCGTAATCACTTAATAATTTATAATATGTGTTAAAAGAATAATTAACTGTACCACCAACATAAACATCTGCTGGATTAACTATCGTATATCTCGCTGGAAGTTTGATTTCTCCATCCTGAGCTATAGATTTTAATTTTGAACCAAAAGTTTGTGTTATTTTTAAAAGTTGCTCATTACTTAAAGAGGTATCAAATCTATAAGTGAATACGTTTCCACTTCTATAATACTCTCTAAAAAATTGATCTTGGAAACTTGCTAGATTTATTTTCTTGAAATATGCTTCAAAAAATTCTCTTGATTTTTGACTTCCACCAGTTAGATAAATTGAACTACTAGAAAATTCACTCATTAAATCTATGGTATTTCTAAAAATAGCTACATTATAATAAGCCTTTTGACATAAAATAATAGCGTCTCTTACGTCTAAAGTAGAAAGATTTTTTATATAATTAGAATATCTAAAAGGAATTAATCCAGTATCAATATTACTAAATCTATTTGTTTTTTCTATTGATGAAGCCGCATTTCTTCTGGTGGACGTTGTGTTTGCTCTTATTTCTGAAATTTTGGCTCTTTTATCACTTGAGCTATCAGATCCATAAACCATTAATGGGGTAGTATCTTCTTTTGGAATAGCTATAGATGCTTTTATTTCTTGAATTTTATTTTTTTTGCTCATTTATTTGATGATATTACACTTATTTTATCATTATTGGGGTGAAAGTCTGGGATATTTCTTCTTTTGGTGCATTTATTATATCATTATAGCACTTTAAACCCCAATTTACTAATAAAAGTGCAGAATAATTATCTTTTCTTGCTTTATTTGAAGAGGAGCTTCTTTTTAAATGTTGAGGCAAGTCAAATGATTGAGTACCTCTAGCAGTTGACGAGTGTTCTACTAGAGTGCATTGTTTTTTTGTCTGATATATAAAATCATCTTGGTTCTCAATAAAATCAAGAGTTGACCAATCTTTCTTGTCTTCTGTTTTCATCAATTCAATTGGAATACTCTGACTAAATTGAGATTCAAAAAAACTATCATTAGCACATGTTTTACTAGCAAACCATATTTTTTTATAATCAATTGATGCTTGTAAGTGTTCATTAGCTTTTCTAATAAAATTACTAGTGAAGACTTGATTAAAAGCTATTTTTTTATTTTCTAGATTATAGGAGTTTCTTATTTTTCGAACTTCTTGATCATACTCTGGTCCTTCTAAATCAGAATTAAATTCAAAACTATTTATTGCTAAATTATTACTTTTAAATA